GTGAAGGTGGTGCCGTTGGTGAGTTGGAATTCCTGTGTGGTCGAGGTGATCGCGTAGGTGTTGTTGAAGAACGCCCCCGAGGATCCGATGTTGACGCCGGCGCCGCTCACGAGGATCGAGCCGGTCATAGTTCCCCCGGCGAGCGGGAGATACACCCCGGCCCCTCCGCAGGCGACGAAGGAGAGCACCAGCGAGCCATTCGATTCGAGGCAGCCTGCCGCGTCGGCTGCCGGCAGTTGCCAGACGATATTGCTCGGGACGGTCGCGGGCGCCTGGAGACCTACCGTATGAAATGGGGATTGCTGGTCGCGGAAGAGAAGCGGCCCGGGAGCGCTGCGGCCGGAGGCGGGCAAGACTGTGACGGGCGAGGTGAGATCGGTCTGCGCGGAAAGGACGAACGTGAATGCGAGGAAAGCGAGCGTCGTGCGCATCAAATCTCCAGCCACGTGGTCCAGGCTTTTAACGCGTCGGTGTTATAGGAGTCGAGTGCCCGCCAGCCGTTCCGCGACGCCTGCTTGTCGCGTAGCAGTTCGCAAGCAGTGGCTGCGATCGCTACAGCGCTATCCGCTTTGGCGATCCAGTTTCGCGGAACCCAGTCGATGGCATCGGAAACCACGCTCGGAACGCCGCAGAAGCAGCCATCGGCGGTGACGTTATTGAAAGTCTCGGTGAAGCTCGGCTGGAGCATCAAATCGATGCCGTAGAGATAGCGCAGAAAATCATCGTGGTCGAGCCATGGCACTTGAATGAGAGTCACGCGCGGATTGAGGGCGAGGAGGGCGCTCAGGCAGTCCCTGGTGGCGGCCGACCCCTCGTCGCGCCCGTGAGAGACATGCAGTTCCACGGCGGCGCTGAGGCCGTTCGCTACGATCATGGCTGCCACGCCGGCGGTCAGCCAGTTTTTGAGGGCCCTGGCCGCACCGAATAGCCCAAGTCGCAGCGGCAGTCCTGGAGCCCAGTGGCGCCGCAGCCTGCGGACCTGGGCGGGTAGATGGTAGAGATTGGGAAGCCACGCGAGCGGCTTTCCGGTGGCCAGCTGCATGGCCCGGGATAATTCCAGCGAATTTGAGGCCAACGTGAAGTTGTGGCTTTCCGCTTCGAGCGTCATCAATTGAGGAATCGAAAGACCAGCGAAACGGTCCTGGGAGAGAAACCCGAGGTTCGAGTGGTAGCACACCGCGAAGCGCTGGGCGGGAAAGGCAGCAAAAAGCCGCCGCAGGAATGGCGCGTCGATAAACGGAGCGCTGAGAACCACGTGGGTGTAATCCGACCAGTCGGAGGCGAGTTTCTGCCACAGGTATTCGCCGTTAGGTACCGCGAGTGGGTCCGCTGCGATTCTCTGCTCGCGAAGGGAAAGCGCGATATTTAGCGCCGTGATTCCGAGTCCTTGGTGGCAGGCTCCAGGGGAATCGACACACGGGTTTTTGAACACCAGGGCAACTTTCATAATGTGGCGAAGTCTTAAACGATGATTCCGGTAGTCGGGTACGCCAGCATGACCCACTGGCCGGAGAAAGCAGCGAACAGAAACACCGAGCCGGTACCGGCGGTGGCGTCGATACCGGTTACCGCTCCCGCGAAATCGGACGACCACGTAATGGTGGCGTCTCCCGGCTGCTGCAGAATCACCACCGCAAGCCCGGAAGGCGTTGCAGGCAATCCCAACTTGGCCGGATCGAGCGAATTGGCTCCTGCCGCAAGCCCGTATTCCACCACGTTGAGCGTGGTATTTCCGGTCTGTTCCCCGGCGAGATTCTGCAAGGCTCCGATCCACTGCCGGTTGAACTGCCCCAGGTTCACCTGGCCTTTGCCGGTGCCCTGGTTGGCAAACATGGTGTCGTGCAGCGGTAATTGAGCGGGGCCGGCGGCTTGGCTCATGGAGTTTTCTTGGACTTCAGGACGTCGTAGAGCTTCTTGGCTTGCGGGGCCGTCAGGGGCGCGAGATGTTCGGGGCGTACCGGCCGGATCGGATGCTTGGTTTTGCCTTCGGCGCCCTGGACTCGCACCATCACGCGGTCATCGGTCGCATGTCGTTCTCCTCCCGGACGCATCGGCCCAAGAGGAAAACTCGATACCGGAGCGTCCGCGCCGTTCACTTCCCGCTTCCGGATTCCGGGGGCTTGCGTTCCCGGCCTCAAATGCGGCACGGGCAGGCGCACCACGATTCCGGTCCAGGGCTTACCCAGGAGTTGCGGGCCGATGTACTTCACTCGATCGCCGACGGTGTACGGAAGAGGCATGGGGCTGAGAACGTTGCCGAGCAAATAACTGTACCTACGGTGCAACCGTCAAAACCACCGTCCCGTAGCTTGGGACCGTAGCCGCGTAACCGGTCGTCAGAGTGCCGGCCGATGCCCCGCAATGGTGCGCTGGGCATGATGGCCAGTTACTCCACACATTGAGAGTCGTCGTGTACGGGCCGCTCCCGGGCCGGTGGAAACGAATTGGGCGTGCAGAAAGGCGGGGAGCGAGAGCGCGAGCAAGAGGAAGGCGCGTTTCATGGGGATGGTGCCTCTTTTTAATTGGTTCCTTGGGAGGATTCGAAATAGGCGTCGATCACCGCAAACTGGCTGGCGTCGGTCATCGAGAGCATGAACACGCGGTCGCGCGAAGCCCCTTGCCGCCACCAGAGGAACCGCGACAGGTAGGGATTCGTCAATCCGGGCGAGGTGGTGCGGGATTGCGGATTGATGAAGGTGTGGCCGCCGTCGACCGAATAGGAAAGCACCGGATTCACCGGTACGGGCGCCGGAGGAGATCCTACCGCCGGGCCGAGATCGATCAGCAGTTCGAAGCGTTCGAAGAACGTCCGCAGATTATCGACGCCGGCGCCGTGCTGCGAGGTCCGGATCCGATGGATGGGCACGCCGTTGTCGGTCGTCATGCTGGCGCTGCTCGCGTAGATCAGCCCATTTTGCCAGTCGCCCTGGTAAGAGGTGAACGGTAGCGGTGTAGCCTGCGAGCCGTGCGCCTGCATGACGACGGCCGCGTGAAACGCCCCGCGCTGGCGGTCGAGGTTCATAGTTGTCGGATTGTAGGTCGAGCGCTGGTGCCAGCAGGGAACTCCCAGCGCGGCCGTTGCCGTGCGGTCGTAGCACCATGTGGCATTCGCCGTGGGAAAGTTGACGATCAGGATTTCGTGGCCGTCTTCGACCGTCGAATAGGCCACGGCGTCGTAAACCACCGAGTATTGTGCCCAGGCCTGCTCGATGGCGTGCGTCGAGATCCGATTCGGCCCTGAACCCTCGGCGTAGAAAGCGAACGGTCCGCCGCGTTCTTCGTCCCCTCCGACCCATGCGATTCCGTTGCCGAAGCGCGTGCAGCTCCAGGAGGCGAAGCATCCCCAGTGAATGGATTGCGCCGCGGAGCGCTGGAACGGGAATAGCGCGGCCCCGGTGTCGAGCCAGACCTCTCCTGAACATTCGTCCCCCAGGAGCCAGAGCTGTTCATGGTCCGCCTTGATGGCTGCGATGTTGTCGGGGTAGCCTTCCTTCTGGGCTGTATCGGCCGCGTCCCAGGTGGTGCCGTCGAAGTTAGCGGAGATATAGAAGCTTTTCGAATTCGGCTGCGCCACGATGAAATAGCTGTCGATGTAGGTTCCCTGGAAGGCGGAAATCGGCGTGTTGCAGCCGTACTGCACGTCGTTGCCGATGGCGAACGTGTTGGTGCTCAGTTGCACCGGGCTGAGGTAGGTGACCGGGTTGGTCGAAAGCGAAGTGCCGAGCTGGATGGTCGTGATGTTCGAGGGGAAGGGATCGCCGCTCACGAGGTTGATGATCCAGGTCCCGGAGCCGATGGCTTCGATATTGACGACCCCGTTATTGCCGAAGCCGTCCCAGGGAACGCCGCTCTGCACCCCGGCGCTGCCGGTGAGAACGATGTCGGTGTCGTCGGTAACGGTTTCGATCTGGTAGACGACCCCGTTGATCGTGATCAGGTCGTTTGCCGCCAGGTTGAAGAACTGCGAGCCCGATTCCCAGGTGACCGCCGTGCCGTTGGTGTTCACCGTCCCCGACCCGGCGTTGAAGGATATTTGCACCGGGCCGATGCCGTAGTCGCAGTAAACGTATCCTGCGGAGACAATCAATACCTGGTCCCCATTCGCCAAAATCGAAACCGGCAGGCCGTCGGTTCCGACGTTGCCGCGCACGTTGTAGGTGCCATCGGAAAACAGTTCGCAGAAGAACGCGCCGGCCACGCAGAACATGCGGTTCTCGCCGGCCCACAAGCCGCGGATGGGCGTTGCGAGCGAGGTAAGGTTCCAGAATTGGGTGATTCCGGGCGTGCGTTTGAGGTATACCGGGGATCTTCCGCCTTTGGTTTCGTCGGCTTCGAGATACCAGTTCATCAACTGCTGGTTGTCGGCTGCGACCGAGGCCAAGGTGTAGGCGGGACCGATGAAGGGAAAACGAGCCATGGGAAAAAGGGGTGGATGGGGGTTATGATGGCGGGGTATGAATTTCTTGTTCGAAAAGAAAATCCCCGTGCTGGGCGTGCTTTGTTTTTGCTTTGTGAGCTTTAGCCTTGGATGGCAAATCGCTCGCGCGATTTTAGGGTGCCGCTAACTAGCGCGTCTGCCGGTCACATTTCGTTTTGCACTTGCAAGCCTTTTTGCGGCAGTAAACCTTGCATTTCCCCGATTCCTGCATCCCTTTTTCGCAAGTCTCATCCGTCATCGACATGCACTCGCAGTTGTGCGCGTACTCGGCGGTGTCGTTATTCTGGCACCATGCGGGTTGGCCGTCGTGCAGCGGATTGCCATCGCCTGCATAGGGCGGGATGGGCTGCGGCGCTTGCAGGGCGAAAGCGATAAACGCCAGCAAAATCGCGGCGAGCACAAGGCGCAACGGCGTTTTCATGCAGCCAGCATAGCTCAATCGGCGCCCTGGTGCATTCTGGTCTGAGGATAGGTCCCCGGGTGTTGGATTTCATAGACCCGAGTCGAAACAAAGCGTTCTTCGAGTTCCAGATTGAATTGCGCCAGCCATTTGTAGAACCAGGCCTTGATGCGCCAGAGCGCCACGGCGATCACGGCCGTGAAGATCAGCGTCAGCAAGGAAATGATCAGGGTCAGAATTTCTGAAGACTGCGCGAGGATAGGGAGCATGGGCGGTTTCCTGAGGTTCGAACATGAGCGAACTTATTGCTGTTGCTGCACGCCACCGGGCGTAGACATGGCGGCCACTTCCGCCCGGGTAGCGGCTTCCTGGGCCAGTCCAGGGGATGGCGGCAGTGAAAGTCCCTGCATGGCGCGTTTTGCCTGCATGGCGATTCCGGCGAGCGTAGTCGGGTCCACTTGGCGGCCGAACATGGCAGCCAGATCGAGTGCGAGATTGTATTCGAGCGCGCGCTGATAAGCCGGGGGCATGGCGAACGTCGTGGAAAGCGAGGCAAACTGCGGCATCGGCTCCCAGGTGTAGAGCTCCAGGGTTGGGGTTCCGTTCGGCAGCGGCTGCACGTAAATCGTGGTCAGCGGGAAGTCGTTATCGGAATAAAGAATCTTGGGCGCGATCGACGTGTCCGTTTTGGTCGGGATGGCGTTGTACTCTTCCGCCGACACGATCTTCATGGGGGTCGAGAAGCTGTTGGCGATGATGTTGGCCGCCCGGATCGAGATCGGCCGCACGGCGCCCGTGAGCGATCCGCCCGTTCCCATGGTGTAAGACCCTACGCCGTTCGAGAGCGCGTACTGATTGCGGTTCACGGCGAAGATGGAAAGCCGCTCCGCGTCCCAGGAATCGAGCAGCGAATTAAACTTGTTGAGGGCGTCAGTGTATTCTTCCGGCTGCAGGCTTTCGCCCGAGGCGAGTACGCCGATGTCTTTGGCGGCAAGATCGATGATGTTCTGGACGGTAAGGGACACGAATCACCCCCAGGGTGGTTTTAGGCAGCGACTTTGCGGTCTTTTTTGGGCTTCAGCTTTTCCGCTTTCGCGGCGTTGTCTTCGGCCAGTTCGGCGTTGACCTTGATCAGGTCTTCGATTTCCCGCCGTTGCTCGTTGATCTTTTTCTGCGCGAGCGATTTTAGCCGGTCGAGCTGTGCTTCGAGCTGCACGCAGCCTGGACATGTGGTCGCCACTTTCAGCCGCGGCATCACCGGGTTGTCGCCCCATTGTTCCCCCAGTTGCGCTTCGTGCTGCGGACTCACGCATTTCACCTGGCGCAGTCCGTCTTCGTGGTACTTCATCTTCGGGTAGGGCATCAGTCTTTGGCCTTTCCTGCTTTCACGTCGCGGTCGTGCTTGGCCTGGAGTTTCCGGCCCTTGGGCGTGATTTTGTTTCCCACCATCCAGCCCCTGGCGTTCATGATCTTGTAGGGGATCTTGGAATCGGCGCCGTATTCGGCTTTCAGTTTCTTTTCGAGGAAGTCGGGCATCTCACTGCGCCTGCGCCTTAAAGTACGACACTACAACGGTGTCGCCCGTGTGGCTTCCATCGATCCATAAGCGGTTCACGTCGATCAACTGGCCGTTGTTGCCGAGCGAATTATCCGAGTACGATCCGCCCGGCGCCGTGCTCGTCGCGGGCGCGAGCGTGGCCGTGAGGTCGGTGGAGTTGGAATGCGAGGGCACCCGCGGGTAGTTGATGCCGTCCATAACGTAGCCCTGCCCGCAGGACGAGCAACCGGAGAGCATCTGGATGAAAACGCGCGCTGCGTAAACCGGCGCGTTGCTCGCCGTCGTTGTCGTACCGCTCGCCACATTGATCGGCGTCCCGGCGGCGATGGTAAAGGTCTGGTTGATGCGCGGCCCCGTCTGCCCGATCAAAGCGATGGCGAGCGAAAGCAGGAGCGCGAGGGAGGCAAAACGTTTGAGTTTCATTGGGCTTTTGAATGAGGAGAAAACGCCGCGGGCATCGCGGAGAAGAAACGATGCCCGCGGCAAGCGCTGGTTGGACGTTAGTTGTTAGGAGCCGGGATGTAATAGTGGACCAACAGGCCGCAGATCTGGTAGACAGTGGCGGCGGCGGAGTTGGTGAACACCTGGTCGAAGGTGACGACCTGGTTGTCGGTGTTTACAGCGATCGGCGTCCCGAAAACGAGCTTTTCGTTGTAGCACTGCCCGGAGGTCGTGGTAGCTTTTTGCAGCGTGGTCGGAGTGACGGTGTAGGTTCCACCGGCGGCCGCGACGGTGCCGGCGGCAGCCGCGCCCGCAGCGGTGGAAGCCGGGTAGGTCACAGTTTTTACCGTGGCTGCGGCGATCGAGGAGATAGCCGTGGTTTGCGCGCCGTAGAGGAAGTCGACATCCGTGAGGACGACGCCTTTGCCGGCGGTCAGCCGGGAAGGAATCGGAATGTCGCAGGTGAATTCAGTGGTTCCCCCGGTGGCGCTGGTGGTGAACTGGTGCACCACGTTGTTGGTGGCCGCGACCACCAGGCCGTTGTCGGTCGTGGTGGTGGTGGTGGCAAGCGAACCGCAAGTCGGATTCAGGAAGAGAACGCCTTCCGTGCCCCATTGGTTGGTGAGCGCGTTGCAGGTATAGATTTGCCCGGTATTGACGGCAATCCAGGGCAGCGCGTTGTTATTGAGCGCCGCTGGGTTGCAGTATCCCGAAGGCTGGCCATTGGTCGAAGGGAACTGCGAAGGCAGCCCGATCCACACAACGGCGCCCGAGGCGTGTTGCTGCACGGGCGTCCCCATATTGAAGACGTCGCGCTCGACGAAGACCTGGGAGCCGCTGACGGAAATTACGCACATGAGTTCGCGGTCGACGTACAGATCGGTCTGGCACTGGCCGAGCGATCCTTGGCCGGTGATTCCGGTGGTCGAGGCGAGAATTACGTAGGTGTCGGTCGCGAGCACCTGGTTCGAAAGCGTGGTCGAAGTGAGCGTGACCTGCGCGGAGGCGAGGGCGCACAGAAGCGCGATGGCGAGGGCGATTTTGCTGATGGTTTTGGTCATGGTTGAAATCTCCTGAAGGGATTAGCTTTCTCTCGCCCGTTAGCTCGGGATCCGGCAGGCGAGCTGCGGCCGCAGGGCGGCAGTGCCGAACAGGAAGTCGACGCGGCAGGGGAACCGGTCGGAATTGATGTCGTACTGGCGGACCAGGCGCAATGCCAGTCCCAGTTCGTCATCGGAAGCCCGCGCGGCCATATCCACGCCTTGAGGGAGCGGCAGATCGGCGCACGCGAGGCAGAAGGCGTCCGGATGGAAGCCCATGGGTTGCGGCGACTGTACGCCGGCGATGGTCGAGAACGAGCCGTAGGCCACGCCGTACACGGTGATGGCGGCGCCGTCTACCGGTGAAGCATCGACCGTCTGGTAAGCGCCCGCGGTGGTGATCGGCGGATTGAAGGTGATGGTTGCGGTACCGGTGTTTGAAGAGGTCACCGGAGCAGCCACTACAAAGTCCTGCAGGTCGCCGGAAGATTGCCGGGACTGCGGGTTGACGAGGTGAACGCCCGCCATTTGAAAGATGTCGCCGACATTCAGAATGTTGGCGATGGAATTGTCCCAGCCGCGGGTGTTGACCGAGTTGCCGGTTTGGTTGTTGCCCGATACCACAGGATTCGAAGCAATCGCGCCCGAAGTGCCGAGCGCGCCCACCGTCTGGGTGTACACGTTTTGGTCCATCGACCATTCGTAGCCGGCGGCGGTTCCCATCATGCCCTTTTCGTACTGCTCCTTGATCTGCATGGAGCTTTGGAACAGGGTGCGCAACGTGTAGGTGATCTGCGACTCGATTTTGGGAGTCACGACCACATGGCGTTGTCCGTCGGACGGGGTGGCGTTGTTGTTCAGCTTGGTTTGCGAATTCAGGAAGTAGTTGATGTCGTTTGGCACGACACCGGGGGTGGTGGAGGCTGCCTGGTTCCACACCATCTGGGCGAGCTGCGCCACGGCCAGATCGGTTTTGTTTGCAATGTTGGCTACCGCGGGCTGGATCAGGCGTTTCGAGAATTCGTCGATGGCCAATAACAGGTCGGCCGAGGTGAAGGTGATGCCGACGTGGGGCTGGCGGTTGAGGGTGATCGGCACGGAGGTCTCGGTGATGTCCTCGATCTGCAGGACCGGACCTTCGCCGCCGATGTATTGGACGGGCTTGCGGACGTTGAGCGTGGTGCCGATTTTGGCGCCGGAGACGCCGAAAGCGCCGTCGTAGCTCCTGGTGACGTATTTCGCGAACACCAGGTTGTTCACCAGGATGCGCAGGGCCTCGTTGGTGATCATGGAAATGTTGAGAAGGGTATTTGCCATAAATGGCCTCGTTCGGGAAAACCGCGATGCGGAAAAGCTTTGGAGCTTTATTGGCTGGGCAGTGACTTACTTCGCCCGGTTGTTGCGCCAGGCGTTGTATTCCTTGAAGCTCATCTGCCGGTTGGTATAAGGATCGGGCGCCGTCGAAGGAGCCGCGCCGTGCACCGGCCGGATCGGTGGGGGTGCGCCGGTCACTTTGACGGGAGGTGCGGCCACCCGTGCTGGCGCCGGAGGAGCTGGGGCCGGGGGCGGCGCTTCCACCGGCTTCGCGGCGGCGGTGAGTACGCCCTGGATGCGCGCCATTTCCGCGCCCACAATGCGGTTCGCCCGCAGGATTTCATTGGGCGAAGCCTTGTCCGAATGGTTGGTCTGCTCGTAGATTCGTTTGGCTTCGTCGGGATGATCCGTCAGGTAGTAAACGATATCGGCGGTCAGGCCCGGGTCCCCGGTTTCCATGAGCGCGTGATTGAAGGCCGGCGAGAAGACGATTTCCTTGGTCTTCGGGTCGTTGGCGCGCGTCTCCCAGTCGGGATGGCGGGCCAGACCTTCGGATTGCACGGCTCCGCCCCATTCGCGAGCTTCGGCATCAGCGGTGGCCTGTTGATTCGTGCGCTGAAATTCCTCGCGTAATTTGGCTTCGAGTGCGGCGGTCTTCTGATCGGTTTTCCAATCTGTTAAGGCCTCCAGATAAGCTTCTTGGGGGTCTTCCTGATCGGCAAAGTCTTCGAGCTTAGGTTTCGGCTTGGCTTCGGCCGCAGGTTTCGGCGCTTCCGGGGCTGGGACTTCTGGCTCCGCTTCCGGTTCCGGCTTGGCCTTGTTGGCCGCTGCCAGCGCGGCTTCGGCTTCGTACTTGGTTTTGGTGGCTTTCGCCAGCAGTTTTTGGATGCGTTGCCGTACGCCCTTAGGAAGCGAATCGTCGAGCAGGGCTGCCTCGAAATCCTCTTCGTTTTCGGGGGTGGCAACGATGGGTGCCGGTTCCGGGGCGGCGGCTTCCGGAGTGACAGTTTCAGCCTCACCGTTTTGTTCAGGGGCTGGAGCGGTTTCCTCCGGGTTCGGAGTATTCAATCCGTCTTCGAAGGTGGTGATTTCAACCGGCTGTCCGATGAGTTCGAACGCGGCTTTCACGTCTTCGGGCGAATCGGTGGTGCTTTCGGTACGTAACAAGCATTTCTCCTTTTTACGGGATAGGATTTCCGGTGGTATCTGGCCCAAACCGTAGGCCTTGGTGCAAACTTGAAGTTGGAGTTGCCAGACATTAATTTGCCGGTCGCACTCGTCTCGCTTGAGCAGTACTGTGTGCTGGACCAATTTGCACGCGGCCTTCCCGAAGTCTGTTTTGTTGAAGATCTCGGGGGAAGTGATCCCGATGGCTGGCATGGGATCCGGGTCTGGCCAGCTCCGATTCATGAGCTGCGGGTACTCTGCGCCTTCTGCGCGTTCTCAACAACGCCCGCGCCCGACTGGTAATGCAGCGGCGCGTTGCCGAATCAAGCAAAAAGCCGGAGTGAAAAACCCTCCGGTCATCCTACAATTGGCTTATGACCACCGAACTGACCAACCCGCTTCTCGATGTCGTCAACAGAGCCCTGAAATCGAAGCCCGAAGGGCCGGCCGCCAAACTGCATGAGCGCTTTGCCAATGCCGGTTCGGATGTCGTGGCCCTGTGCGACGTTTCAGGTTCCATGGAGTCCTACGTGGGCTCTACCCATGCCTCGAGGTTTGACCACCTGGTGGCCGCGCTGGAAGATGTCGTAAAGGGCTTTCCCAAGCTCGTCATCGTGGCCTTCTCGTCGCGTGCGACGGTGTCCGATGTGGCTTCCTTCAAGAATCAGCAGCAGGCGATCCGCAAAGCAAACAGCGGAAACTGGGCACCGAAGCCTTTCGACGCCTTAGGTGGCTCGACCGACATGGGCGGCGCACTGGAATATGTCGCCGGCCGGTGGAAACCGCGCAAGACCATCCTGATTACCGACGGCCAGCCAGACGACCAATGGCGCGCCTTAGAGGCCGTGGAGCTACTTACCGGCTCGGTGGATTGCATTTACTGCGGACCCGATGCCGATCCTGCCGTCGATTTCCTCAAGCGCTTGGCTCGCGCTGGTGTCGGCACCCAGGTTACCTGGGACGGCACTGCGGAGCTCGCTCCGGTTCTGCGGCGTCTGGCGCTTCCCGCGCCCCGGGGTCCCATTGAGCTATGACCGCGCAGCAAGAGCAGATGCGGCAGCGCCAGATCAGCCATTTAAAAACGCTGCCGCAGAATATCTGGTACCGGGCCTCTGACCATTACGACATTTCCGGTCCTGGTGACCTGGATGAGTTTTTCGAGGAGCATCCCCGCCAGGTCCATCTGTACGAAGAACTCTGCCAGCGTCTGGGCGTTAAGCCGCATCCCGACATGATCCTCGATAGCCAGTCCGGCCGGCTTTCCCCGCAGAACGATCTCGGACTCCGCAATCTTTCCGACGACCAGTTACTGAACCTGATGGAACAGGGCTGGCAGGAAATCGGCTCCCGGACCGAAAACCTCTGGTCGTTCTGGATGAACACCAAGGAACGCATCGAAGCCGAATTCAAGGAACGCTGCGAAGCCTGGTTTGCTTCCGCGCAAGCAGCCAGACAAGAGCGTCTTTCCTCCCTCCGGACCGAAATCAGCAACCGGATTCAGGGCTTGGCGGCCGAAGGCAAGGTGCGGATCTTGACTCCCGAGGAGGAATCCGAAGCCGTCGGACAACTCAGCGCCGACACGTACCAGAAACTCGTGGAACAATGGGCGGCGGCCATTCAGGGGGGCCATACCCCCAGTTTTTCGCTGCTCATCGAGGACGGGGTGATCACCGTTCAGAACGGCAAAGATAAAATCCGCGCCACCCTGCCGCCGGTGGCCGCCAAAGGGCTCCTTGATTTTGTGGAGCGGCTGGTCAAGCGGTAAAGGGATGTCCAACAGTCTTCTCAATCCCACGATCATTTGCTGCGAATCGCTGCGATGGCTGTCTGCTCAAATTTTCAGCCCTGATCGCGTCTGCCATTATTATGATGGATTCCCCGCAGGCGCAAAGGTCGGCGATGCGGTTGTCTGGCGCAGGCCGATGTTTCGAACTTTTACTTTGGGCGGCTTAGGGTCGCCGCAGGGTGGGGATGAGGTCGAGAATCACTTTTCCCGAATGGCGAATGGATCGCGCCAGGTTCGCCATGTAGTTCGAGTTCGACTGCTGGCCCTGCCGCTGTAAAGCGGTGATCGCTACCCCGGAGCGCACCCCCGGGTCGGTGGCGCCAATGTTGGCCGCGAATTGGCCCGTGGTCGCCATCAGATCCTGGTCGGACTGCGCCAAGGATTGCGTGAGGGCTTGAACGGGCGGTTCCCACTGGTTGCGGATGGGCGGCTGCAAGGGTTGGCCGTTGCCGGCGTTCTTCGAGCGGTACGGCAGGAACGGGAAGTTGCGGATGTTGGCTTGCCGCCACCATTCCTCGAAGCCTTCAATCTGCGACCATTCGACCAGCCACGGAGATTTGGAAGCGAGGGCGATCTGCTC